ATTCTTGGAAATTTTTAGGACAGATTTCCATACCCGCGTGTCTCAATTTTATCATGAGAATACGTCTGTTCATTTTGTGGATCTGTTGATTGGTAAGATCGAAACTAGCTCCGGTTTACTTACAAGGATCCGGGATTTACTCGGACTACGAAGAAGATTGGCTTACAGAACCATGGAGAACATAAAGCGGGGTTCTTCTACAACGAGAACTGTGTATGTTGAACTGCGAAACAGCAACGATATAATTGATACACTACTCGTAAGAAGGAGGAAGATGTTTCCAAATGTAAACATAATCGAGGTGGAAGAGGTCTTGTATGATGATAAAATAGTGGAAGTGGACATGAAACAGGCATTACTGACAGTCAGAAGATGTAGTCCGATGCATTACAAGGATGGTGTGAAAGTTTATGACGATCCGAAAGTTGGCAATGAGACACTGTATAAGGGGGAATTGATCGATGAGGATAGGATGTTAGGAAACAAGGAAGAATTACTTGCGGCAAAGCTTGTAGCGGTTACAAAGTGGTTTCTGATGAAGAACAACATGTTGCATATAGATAAGAATGAGAAGTCAAGATTGAATTGTGTCATTGCATGTAATTTGGCACTCAGCACACTAACTGGCCAAACCTTTGATGAACTCTTCCTTTATGCTCCAACAGAAACTGGAGGGGAAATTCTACATCGGATTCCGAATATCAGATTCAGTACTGCCACCTATATCAGGGCAGAAATGAATCGATCTCTCAATTACACAACGGATCTGAATCAACGTATGATAACTACAATGCAACTGACAGACAGTAATGTCAATTTTGATTACATGAGAATGCGTTATTTGGTTGCCGCCATTCTCAGAGACAAGTATGACAACTTAAGACGGCTCGTTGTCCGATATGCTTTCAACAGATTGACAGGGATCAGAGATGTCCAATTTATGTGTCCAAAGCCCATAACATATAATGTTCAAGGTGAATTTCGCCCCTACTCAGAGATCTACGGCCATGTCATGTCAAGAATGCGATTCAGATATCTGTCA